GCGCAGTGAGATAGATTCTGAAGCTTTTCAGAATTACGCTTCCGCTGAAAAGGGAAGCCACCTCGCTTTGAGCAAGGCTGCTTGCATTGAGCTTTTATAACGCTCAGATGTACTATGGTAGGTACGGAGTCCTAAATACATTTCGTCTTCACTGATGGTTTTACTAAGACGAACATCACCCATAGTTGGGGATGTATGGGCTATCTGCCAGAATAGACGATTTCTGTTAAAGAGATAAACTGCTGCAGCATTCTGTTTTTCTTGCCTTTCCTCCTGATTAAGTTCAGTGTCACGAAGATGTGACTCAAGAGGCCCTGCAAATAAACTTGCTACAGTAAGAACATTCTTAAACTCTTCCCAACCACTATGTGGGATATCGTCATAATTCAATCTATAACCTTCGGCCTCAAGGCGATCAATCGCAAAGCCGTCGGTCATCCAAGATTGTTTTAATCTTAATGGACGTGGAGTTCGTAGGAATTTAGATCCCTTCTTAAAGGGGATGCCTTGGTAAAGGCCGGACATAATCCTTTTATCCTTCGAACTGATACCCTTCTTGGTTTGTAAACCAAGTCCCCCATAACAGGTGGGAACTGCCCAAGGCAGCCCAGCGGTATCAAGAAGTTCTCGATTTTCGTTCATGAAAAATGCTTCCACACGATCACGAAGATAGTGTGGTGATTCCTCAAGGAACTGTCGTTGTCGACTACCTATGTCGATAAGACGTGTATGTTTTTCAACAACGATCCCCTGCGCAACAGAGCGAGGGGTGCCATCAACCAAAGCAAGGTTGACCACTGGAATTCGAGAATAACAAGTCTTAAAGAAGACTGGAAGTCCATAAGAATCTTCTGGAAGAAATTGACAATCAACCGGGGTAGGATGATATAGGAAATTAGTGCTATTTATTTGCAAGAGTTTACTGTCCCAAAAATATTTTCCGAGCGAAGGCTCGAGGCCAGCTATCTTGCCAAATAGTTTCCATAACTCATGACAATTGTGATTAGCCAAGAAAAGGCAATCGTCACCATTGATCAAAACGGGCACTTCATTCAAACTGAATTTTCGCCTAGTAGCGAGTTCAATACAGGATGAACAAATAGCCGCATTAATAATGCACAGTATTGGAAACGAAACAACACTACCCATAAGTTGTCCATTAAGCTGTTGATATTCATTAGATTCCCAGTGCCTGCTGCTAATCTTAGTGGCAAACTGGTTCCACCACGAGGTGGTTTTAAAATCACGAGCCAAGACAAAAAGTTCGGGGTCATCAACAAAACAACCCCATCCTGGCGTGTTGGCACAAGGCTTAAAATCAAGATTCTTAAGCTTTAGGGTATGACCTGTAAGAGCATCAACCAAAAGACGCTCATAGGTATCGCCTAAACCAACAACGGTCGAAAGTGACCGTGCAACAGCTTCCGAAAGTTCCTTTCTAATGCAATTAGTTGCATCAGAATAATCTCCGGAAAGGAACTTCCACCCCCGTTTCAACCAACTCTCAAAGGGTTGAAAGGTCTCATCCAAATGTTTTTGATGAACCGTCTCTCCAACTAGGTTGAAGATACGCTTCTCTCGTAAACAATTTAACATAAAGTTTTGGAGAGGCTTCAGAATAAAAGTTCTGAAGGGTGGTGATTTGGTGATCACACGGATCTTAAGAGCTTCGCGTAAGCCAACAACATCCACTAGGTTCTGTTCTTTAACTGCAAGGTCAAAAACCTTCATGTATAACTGAACATATGCCTTTTGGATCTTGAAGCTATCATAGCTAAGAGATAAGACCGAAGTGCAACCAGATACGTCATTTTCAAGCCCAAGGTCGAGCATCTGCTCAAACGTATCATAACCATCAGTAGGTGTCCAGAATTGTTTTAAAATTAGATTGATATCTGGATCACGATATAAGGACTCAACGCACCCTCCGTCATTAACACTTGAAACATAGTTTGCAGAAGTTGACGGAAAGAAGGCTTTAAAAATAGCCTCCTCATCCCATTTCAATCCTTTAAACAGCTCGGCTGTCCGCCTCTTACATTGCCGTACAAGAAAATCTTGATCGTACAGGCCAGCCCCATAAGCACGAAATGAAGAACTACCCGGACCCTGCAAAGGGTTACCAGAAATAGAACTTACTTCGTTTTTATACTCCAGGACCGGAACTGACGATGTCGGCTTCTGTCGAAGAAGACAAGGTTCAGGACCGAGGTGAGGTTCTTTAGGTTTGAGAAAAACCTTTTCGATAGTATCGAGAAGACCCCACTGTACTCGTGCATTTCCAGGTAAAACCATACTTCTTTTAAGTTTGGTACCAATGGAA